GTACCGTCCGGTTTTTCTCTAATTCCTGAGTAACTTGAGCTAATTCAGCTCGCGTTTGTGCCAGTCTTGCCTGGGCAACTTCTAAATCTACAGTAGCATTCTGGACAGCTTTTGCGTTGCTGCCTTGTGCGTTCTTAGCTTCCTCCAGTTTTTGGCGATATGCTTCAACTTCTTTTTCTTGGATTTTAAGTTTATTAGTCAAATAGTCATATTTTACCCCAAGATTGTCGATCTCTTTACCGCTTGCTTTAGCCTCTGCAGAAGCTTTCTGAAACTCTGCATTAAGGACAGTCATTTGCTTTTTAACATTAGGTATACCTTCTTTTATCTCGTCATAGTCAAATTCCAATTTAATTGTACGTTTGTAACCCTTAAAACCCGCCATATTATCACCTGCCTAACGTAAAAAGTCCCGCATGGAGTTCACATACACCACTTGGGACTTTTTCTCGAAACCATTCATGTTTATTTCCAATATCCTAATAACTTTCGCTGTTGTGCTTCTGAAAAATTCTTCTTCTGGTCTGCCTAATCTTATGCAATAAGCATAATATAGAACTTCCCAAAACTCTTCGTCTATTGCATAATCTCCTTGTATATCCTCTCGACTTCTTTCATAAATTTTTTTTTAGTTTCTTCGTTAGATGTTGTCATAAAATTTTCTATCATAAGTGTACATATTTCGTTAGCTAAAGACTCTCCACCACCGATCACAATGGCCTGCGCCTCTTCAAGTGTCACGGTTTTATCCAGCACTTTCATTCCGCAGTATAAAAATTTTGCTATTGCATCGTAAGGTCTTTCTTTTAGTTCTTTGACCGCCTCATTATCTAACGGCCCGAATTCATGTGTATAAATAATAACGGCCTCGTTATTAAACAAGGCCTTTTTTATTGTCCCGTCTGTAAATTCCATTTCTAAAGGTTCAATCGGCTTGATTAATACTCTTCCCATTTTATTACCTCCAATAAAAATAGCACTCTTTCGAGTGCTTAAAACATGCTAGATATAAAAGCATATAATACTATAATTAAGATTATTAATACCGGTAACAACATCATCAATGCCCCGACGCCTTGCAATCTTTTACCGATTTTGAATAGTTTCTCTGCTTTTTCTCTTGCTTTAAACTGACTGATTATTTCTTTCTTTTCGCTATCTGTCATATCATGAAACTCTTCTTTGCTTATCCCGTGTTCAGTTAAAAATTTTCTAAATTTTAAATTATCCATAATACCCCTCCTTTTGTCACATTATACCACATGACAAAAGGAAAGGGTACATAATTTTAATTTTCTCCACCGTTACTAGATGATGGAGCCGATATTATGTCCGTTGTCTGAACCTGCTTAAAGAAGTTGTTTGCCATTTCTTCTGTGACATCTTCGTCCTCGGTGTCAATAAAGGTATAATACCTGCCGATTCTTTCGTGTTCTAATGCCGAAATGGTTATGCTGTCTGTTGTGTAATTGATATTATCTTCAGATTGTCTTGCATTTTCCTGTATCGGCTGAGCGATGCAATACAAAAACCAGACCATTTCTTTATTGCCGCCATCTTTTTCAACTTCCCACCCTATGGCAAAGGGCTTTGGGTTATCCTTAGATGTGCCGCTTTCTACTCCGTTTTTTACCGTTACACCTTCCATGTAACGACGCCATTTTGTTGGAAGTTTGTTAAGATTAACCGTTAACTGGTACCTTACCTTTCTGGATACATCTTTTTTTATTTTTCCATCCCCATAAAGTTGACCAGATGCCATTTGCGGTACTCGCCCAATCTCCATAGCACCTTCAACGTGTTCCGGTATGCCGTATACAAGCTCTCCCGATGGGGTCTCTGTTATCTCTGCAAGATGCACGTTCTGGACATTAATTTTAACTTCCATCCTGCACCATCCTTTCTGAATAATTGAAAATTAAAATTTTTTGATAATATTTGATACTGTCAGTTAAGCTGTCCTCGCTATCTCTGGCATCAGACAGTCTAAAACCATTAGATTCGAGCAAACTTATTACTTGCTTTACTGTGTTGCTGTAATCGACGGTAGAAAATATATCTACCTGCAGGCTACCTCCAAAACCCTTGCCTTTTCCGTCGCCGTATAAATCATAACCCTCATTAAAAAAGTGATAGCTTATGCCTGTTTTTGACTTGTTTAAATCAGGCCTTGTCATAAACAAAACCGGTATTCCTAAAGGCTTTAATATATTAAATACTTTTTGTATCATATGCTATCACCTCTCTGCTTGAGCCCAAGCTTCATCTATTGCCTCGTCTAACTTTTGCATGGCATTGTCCAGGAAATGAGTTGGTCTCGAATACAAATTGCCATCATTAACTATATGCCATAGAGTGCCGGTCCGCTTGCCACCAGATACTTGGGCGTATCTTTCGCCGAATTTATCTTTGCGGATACTTAGCTTAACATCATCAGCCAATGCAGGCCTATGTCTTACAGCCAACACTCGTCTGTGTTTATTAAGCTCAGCAATCACTATTTTTCTTGCTATTTCGCCAACAACCTTAATCATGTTATCGCCAATGTCATCAGCGTCTTTTCTTATGCCGGTAATAAACGCTTCAAGGACATCTGTGTCTTTGCTTACAACAAAATTTAATCCCATAGCATCACCTACATATCGTATTTGACTTCGTAGGCTTTTATTGTTATATATCTTCTTGTGTTATCTAAAGGGAGAATTGCCTCAATATTAAATATCTTGCCGTCATATTTAACGCGCATAGTTGTATCTATGTCGTTTCTGTAACGTATTATAAATTCTATATCTGTTCTTACGTTTGCCGCTCTGGCAGCGTATAAGTTTCTACCGGTTAAAAATCTGGCTTCGGCCCATATTGTTATATAATCTTCGTAATCATCAAGCGGCTGAACCGGTCCCGTGTTTTCTGATTTTTTTTGTAATGTGATTCGATTTCTAAGTCTGCCCGGCTCCATTATTATCACCGCCGTTTCCATCATAGCAATTTTGCAATTGTGCCATTATTGACTGACATGTTAACCTTACTTGTTCAGAAGGCTGCTGGCCTATTAGTGTCCGATTTTCGTACCAATCTGCACATATTACCAAACAGTATAATTTCGCCAACTGGTTTTCGGATTCAAATTTCTTTCCGGTGGCGTTACATAAATATATTTCTGCCGCTTTTATCAGCATATTTAATAAATTATCCTCATCTGAATGTTCTATCTTCAACCAAGCTTTTAATTCCTCAAGCGTTATCACTCTTACCAGCGCCTTTCTTTTTAGGCTTAGGCTTTTCAAGGAACCCTAGTTTTACCAAATATTCAACCCTTTTTTCATCAGTTTCTGGATATTCTTCTCCGACTTCATATTTTTTGAAGTTGTGATACCTTTCTTTAAACGCTCTTATAACCTTTGCCATATCATTCACCTCCAAATAAAAGAGGCAGGCCTAAGCCCGCCTCATATTACGGCGTAGGAGTAAGATCCAGTTCGCCATATACAGCCGCACCGATATCCCACAGCTTATAATCATCGCGCATGATTGCACGCAGCTCTGTGGTGTCACGCCTCCAAGCATCTCCGCCCACATTGGTGGATGCCAACTCAAAGAATTTGCGATTAAATACCACAAGAAGCTGTTTCAAATTGCCGATAATTACAGGAGCTTTGTCGTCAACGGTCTTTAACAGTCTGTTCGGTGCTACAACAATAGGGCGTCCTTTGTAAAGTTTTCTGCCGGGCTGTGTGTAGTCGTCCTGCAGAATCGGACGGCCGTTTTTATCTTCCTGATTATCAAACCAATTCCATCCGTCTTGGTTTGTAAGAATGATGGATGTCAGGCTGATTGCCGGATCAAGATCAACATTTAATACATTATTAACGGATTTCAGATCTGCCAAGGCTTTAGGTGTTAAGGTCTTAAGCATGTTGATAATGTGATAGTTACGGGTGTATGTAGCCTTCCTTGCAATCCAGTTCTTGATGTAGTTCAGCAGGTTTTCGTCGGTATCTTCAAGCAGCTCATTTGTGATAGGCAGATAACCCGCTCTCTTTTTGAGTGCATACTTAATCGGTGTGAACTTAGGATTATCTGTACTCTTAATTTCTCCATACTCTTCCACATCCTCGAACGGAGTCATGTCTGCATCTGTTTCAAGCACCCTCGTACCAGATAATGTCGTGACATTCTCAACCGCAACATAAGGCGACAAATCTCCATGCTCACGCATCAATGTATTAATTTGTGTCTGGATGTCTTGTGGAACAACAATTCCGGTATCTCCGTCGCTTATATCAGCAACTCCGCCTTCGTGCATTACAGCACGCTTTTCATACTCTTTTATGATGGACCTTTGTTCCTCTGTGATTTTCTGCCGACGAATACCGCGAAGAACGATTTGGGTGTACTCTTTTTCAAGGTCTCTTTCTTCTTTTCCGGGTACATTTCCGTCATCGTTTAATTCGGTTCCGCCCAGACCGCGAGCTTCAAGGCTCTCCATCTCTTCCATGAGATTAATTTTTTCTTGAAGAGAACGAACCTCTTCCATTTTTTCTTTTGCTTCAGTTACCTTATCCTGCGCCAATAATGTACGTGCTTCCTGTTTTGCGGTTTCTAAACTTGCTTTTAAAGCTCTTAATTCCTTAGTCATTTTATTTTCACACTCCTATTTTAAAATTTTTAATATTAAAAAAGCTCAACCATAAAGGTCAAGCTCTAAAAGCATTTTTTCTTTTTCAAATTGTTCCGCTGCGCATTTTTCTGACTTTTTAAATTCATCTAAAGATCTTGCTGATACTTCGTTAGAAGGATAGGCCGGGAATGCAACTGGGCTAATTTCGTACAATTCCGCGCTTAATACAGTTCGTTTGTATATTTTCTTTCCGTCGCGTTCCTCTGTTGACCATTTGTCTTTTGTCACTACCATTCCGAAGGATACGCCGTCAACGTCACCGCGCTTAATAAGCTCCCATGCATCATTTCCGGCATTCGTATTCGGGATATCCAATTCAAACCTGAGTTCTTTTTCCGTGTCTGTGATGCGTAAAGTACCTGATTTTGTATTGCCTAATACCTGAGCAGTATCATGGCTCCACAAACCAACTACATCACGAGTTTTTAAGCTTTCAGAAAAAGCGCCAGATGCTATTTGTTCAATCCATGTGTCACCGTACCAGTCTATAAAGTCAACTGAATCTGTTTCATATTTGATTGCTCCTGCAATTGTTCGCTTTCCATCATCGTTTTCTGATGCACGTATTTCGATTTTAGTCGGTAGCGCTCTGATTTCCTTCTTGTTTTGCAGCTCCTTCTCCACTCTTCTCACCTCCTTTTCGATATGCTGCGCCAACTTCTGTAAGAGGTACCATATTACCATTTACAATAAGTTGATCTCCGCCTTCCTTTGGCGATCTTTCTTCAAGTTCCCGGACCTCGTTCGGTGTCATAAACCCTGATTGAATCGCCGTCCGGTATGCTTCATATCGAGATTTAATATCTGCCCGAAGGATTGCATCAGCATTAAATCTAACAAAAAAACCGTCCTCGATTTCTTTATCGAGAAACAGCTTATATGTAAGCTCTTGTTCATATGCTGTTAAGATTGGAAGTAATGTATCCTGATAAAATTCGTTTTGCTGCTCTGATGTATTATGATATGTAGCCCGGCTTAAGTCATTAAGCTGATGCATTTTTATACCAAAGGCAGCTGCTATTTGCCTAATAGTAAGTTGGGTATTCTCTAAAAACTGCGCATCCTGTAAACTAATAGCAATTGGTTCGAATTTATATCCTATCGGCATTAATGCAATTCTATGAGCATTTTTTAGTCCACTTGTCATTCTTTCAAATTTTTCCCGGAATGTTTTTTCAGCTTCTTCGTTCAAATCCCCTACATACTGCACCAAACCTTTAATTTGCAGGCCTTGTTTATAAAATTTGTTAATAAATTCATTGGCCTGTCCTTGGTTTTCTATGCTCATTCTCAATATCTCTATGGGAGACAAGCCTACAATTCCGTTTACGGTCAATCCTCCTTTAAAGTGAAGCATTTCATGATCCGGTATTTTTCTTTGCTCATATCCGAGGTCAACTATATACCAAAGCTTAGTTTTAGGTTGTGCAACACCAGATATTCCTGTGTCTTCATCAACATAAACACTTACTTTGGTGTAATCTATAGGCCATAATCCGATAGGTTTGCCTGTTCCTTT